TTTGTTGTTTTACTTCCTGTAAAATCTGTTGGAGTTATGGGAGATGAAAGAACTTATGAATATACTGCTGTTTTAAGATCAGCTAACACTATAGATTTTATGACTGCAACTTGGTCACACTTGCCTTATGATTTCTTAGAAAAAGTTTCTAATAGAATTCTAAATGAAGTAAAAGGTATCAATAGATTGACTTATGACATTTCATCTAAACCACCTGCAACTATTGAGTGGGAATAAAACAAGTACATACAATATTCTATTGATTTTAAAAGATAATCAATATTAATATCTTGTCTTTGGTTCTAAAATGGTTCTATATAAAAAATATAATAAATAGTTATAAAATTTGAATAACAAAAAAGCAGGAAATTAATCCTGCTTTATTTTTTTTATAACTATACATTCTTTTTCTTCATCAAAAATAATTTCAGCTTCTCTTTTATCTTGAGAAAATCCTAATTTATCTGCCCAAGACTTAGGGATGCTTATTCTAGTAGATAAAGAACCATGTCCATCTTTGTTAAATATCATTTTTACTGTTCTAATTTCTTTTCCCATTCCTTCCACCTCTTTTTTTTAAGAGGCTATCAAATTTTTTCAAGTAAGTCAACTATTATTTTTTCATCTTCTGAAATAAGATGAGTGTATGTTGCTATTGTAAGAGCTGGATCAGCATGCCCTAATCTTTTTTGAACTAATTGGATTGGAACTAAATTCCTTATTAGCATCGTTGCATGACTGTGTCTTAATCCATGTGCAGATATCTTTACACCCAAAAGATTTGCACTTTTCTTTAGTAAATCTTTAGCAAAAACAGTTGTTCTTGGACTTCCATCTTCATAAGAAAATAAAAAATCATCTCTATTTTTATACTTTATCTCGATAAAATTTTTTAATTTTTGTGCTAAATTCTTATCTATTTTTATAGTTCTATTAGAGCATGGAGTTTTTGTTGGAGCTAATTCCCATTTCCCTTTTATATCGCAGTATAGAGATTGATTTATTCTAATCTCTGCACTATCAAAATTAATTTTATAAACCTGCAAAGCTTTAGCTTCTGAATGCCTTAGCCCTGTTTTAAATAAAAGTTCTAAGAATAATATTTTCTCATCTAAGTCTTTATGTCTAGTTTGAGTTTTTGCTATTGTTAGTAGCATCTTAAACTGATTTTCTGTAATAACATTAATAGAATATGTTTGTTTAACTTTTATATGGATTATATTTTTGTAAAAATCTGAATCTATATAATTATTTTTAAAAGCGTATTCTAAAATATTCTTACATTTAGCATTCCAATGTGCAGCAGTGCTCTGTGAAAGTCTAGATAGCATTTTAGCTAAATGGTTTTCTATAATTTCTTTATTAATCTCTTTTATATCTAAATCTAATAGCTCTTCACTTTGATATAAAAAAGATTTTTTATGAGCTTGTTTTGTCCTTTTTCTTACAGATAATCCCCAACTCTTGAAATATTCAACAGATATTTCTTTGAAAGTCATCTTAACCACGACCTAATTTTTTAAGAATTTCTTTTTTATAATTTTCAAGTTTTTTTATCTCTTCTTCTATTTTTGATAATTCTGCTTCTAAATCTCTATCCAAGTCAACTTGAATTAATTTTACTCCTTGTGCATTTTCTATTTTTTTATAAAGAATTTCTGGAACATCAACTCTTAAGACAGTATTTTCACAAGCATTTAGTCTTGGAGTTCTTGTTGAGCCCCCAGAACTTGGAAAACCTCCTGAAATTATTATTGCTCCTTCTTTCACAGTAACATCTCTATCTCTATATCTTCTTATTGCTATAACTAAGTCTCCTATTTTTACCCCTTGACTATCGCTATATTCAAATTTATCAAGATTTAATTCTACAGTAACATTTTTAGAATAAGTTTCTCCATCAGTCCCATATATATCTTTTAAAACTTCTTTTACTAAATTTTCAACCTTTTCATCAAACACCCAACAATCACCATTCCATTTACCTTTAAGATTTTTAGCTTTTGTCACAAAAGTGCTATTATAAGATGTTGTTACATAAATTTTTCCCTCTTTTTTTTCTAATTTTACCATTATTAATCACTCCTTGTATTTTTTTATTAGAAGTGATATAATTATCTTGCTGAAGGAGTAACTATATCACTTCTTGAATTGGATTTGCTATTTATTTAGTAGATCCTTTTTTAGTTATTTCTTTCACATGTTTCTACAAAATTTTCTACTTCTTTCAAAGTATTAAATCTTTGAGCTATCCCCATATTTTGAGGATACATTAATTTATATTTCGCTTTATCCCCCACATAAAGCACATAATTAATTAGTATATATCCTTTCTTATTTGCTTTTTCTTTTACATTTAAAAATCTTTTCATTTCCTGTCCTCCTAATTTTATTTTTTACCGTTACGGTATTTCTATATAAGTATAATAACATATTACCGTTACGGTGTCAATACTTTTTTTATTTTTTTTTAAATTTTTTAAATATAGATAAATCCATACTTTTAAGCAATAAAAAAAGGGGTAGGACAAAATCCTACCCCATTACTTTATGAATTTTTTTATCTCATCTACATCTTTTTTTAATTCTGATTGTTCTTTCTGAATAGCTTCCAATAAATCAGCCATTCTTTGCATAGTATTTTTATACATTTCAAAAGTACTTTTATCTTTCCAGATGAAATATATAAGCATAGCTCCTATTGCTCCATATTGTAATAATGTAGCATCCATAATATCACCTAATCCCTAACACTTTATACCAATGGTTATAATATTCTCTTGCCTCCTTAGTGTGATCTATAATTGCCCTATCTTTATAACCTTCATTTAGAATTTTTTTCTTCCATGAAGTTTCTCCAAATGCTCTCACTGCTGCATAAAATCTTCTTACAGTCCTATTATCTACTCCAATTTCTTGCATAATATGTCTAAATATTTTATCTGAAAGAGTTCTATTTATACCAGTATTGTTATAACAACTGTATAAATAATCATGCACGACAGCAGCATTAATATATTTGTCATAAGGATTATATAACCATTGTAATGATTTAGGAACAGAGGCTCCATCAGTGATGAAACCTCTAAATACCTTAATATCATAGCCATTGATTGAGTAAACATAATCTTGCATTAAAACTGCCTTACCATTTGAAATTGGATCCAGGATTAATTTAGTTTTCTCCATCTTCCTCATTTCCTTTGATGTCTATTTTTCTGCTTGTTCCAAATATATTAGAAAACTTTTGTAGTGTTGTTTCTATAATATCTATCATTCTTTTTCTGCTTAAAAATCTTCTAATTACTACCCTAGCTATAAATGGTAGATTATTTGTTCTTTCTATTATAAATGTTACAGCTCCATCTAGCTTTTTAAGATTATCTCCATAATTAAAAGATGTTTCTGCATACACCACTGCATTATCAAATATTTGCACATACTTCTTTCTGTTATAAACCATATAAGCAACTATTCCAGCAGCTAATGCCATCCATCCCCATTGTTCCCAAGTAAACCCTGTTAAAAATACCCATAATTTTAATATTAATCCAACTACTAAATCTTTCATAATTAAAACCTCCTAAAGTTTTTTAATTTTTATAATAATTTTGTCTGGCCAGACAATTGTTAATTAATATTCAATTTGGAAATGTGGACCATCTTTAAATGTTTTCCAATCTCCACCCCAGGTAATTACATAACCTAATTTTCTCGCAACTCTTTTAATACAGTCAGCAACTTCTTTATAATATTTAAAATCCCATGTTACTTTTCCATCAATCCATACAGCTATATCTACTGCTTTACCTCTTAAATGATAGCTTTTCAAAGTCTTAGATTTTCCTTGTGTAACTAATTCTATTTGTCTTTTCATTGTTCTGATTCCTTCAGTTATAGAAAAATCATAAGGACTTTCTTTAATAGCCACATTCATTAAGTTTTGTAGCCTTATATCTACTGTTTCAAGTTTTGATTTGCTTCTTTCAGAAAACTTATACATTTTCATCATCTCCTTAAAAAAAATGACATTATAAAACGCATTTTAAAAAGTTAAAAAAAGGGTAGCTATATAATAGATACCCTTAATAAAAAATTAACCATTTACTAGCTTATTATGAATTTCTTTTCTTTTAGTCTCAAATTCGGCTTTTGATAACTCTTTTGGGTTTACTTTTGTTTTGAAATAGTGTTCACAGTCATAAACACTTTGAACAAATGTAGTTCCATATAACATCAAGATCCCTAGTTCATTTAATCCTGCAGGCATCCCATAATTGTCCTCAAAATACCATGTTGTCTTTTTAATTTTTCCTAATTTTTCTGCTATTTGTAATGCCATTACATTAGCAACCATAAAAGCAATGTCTTTATCTCTGCATCTTTGCCTGTGTTCTTTTCCATCAACTTTATAATCAAATCCATACTCTAAAGATTTGGCTTTTAAATCATCAATCAAAGCACAATAATCATCATATTCCTTTTGATTATCCAACATCCATAGCAATTTTTCTTTGTCCCAATACATATACTTTTGATTTCCAGATGGTTTGGGTACTGTTATTAGTTTCTTATCTTTTATAAACTCTCCATCATCCAGCTGCACATCTATATTTGCTCTTACTTTTTCTTCTTTTGTCATCTCTCTCAATACATCATCTTTGTAAATCGGATATTGATATGTAATATCTGTAATTATCATATCTTGAGTATATCCTTGAAAATATGATAGAGGTGATTTTAAGACATCTTCTAAGCTTTCTGCATAAACAGAAAATATCAATTTTTCTTTTTTATAAAAGTTTATTGTTTTCATTTTTTCTCCTTTCGAATGTGAGTAGATTTTCAAATTTATTCAAATTTTTATGATTAAAAATGTATTTTTGAGAGCTTTTTATATAAAATTCTTAGATTTTATATTTAAGAAAAATTATAAAAATATGCTCAAAGCTACAAAATAAAATCTTAAATTCTTTATAAATTTGAAAATCTCTATAATATTTAACTAAAAAATACCTAACTTTTTTCTTGCATTTATAATGCTATTTCTTATCTCTGTTGGATTAGCTTTTGCAATGTAATGCTTACTTGTAACTCCGCTACTACTATGATTCGCATAACTACTAGCTAAGCCTAATCCAGCCAAATTATTTATTAAATTAATACTAGTTTTTCTAAGAGTATGAGGATATAGATCCTCTATTCCTAAAATTTTTCCTAACTTTTTAATCCTATTTCTAATAGCTCCTTGTGTCATTTGCTTATGCTCTTTTTTGTATTTTGTAATAAAGAACCATTCACTTTTTATTTCCTTTTCTTCTCTATATTTAATCCATTCTTTTATAAGCTCCTTGCATTTTTGGAAAAAGAAAGCATTAACTATATAGCCCTCTTTCTCCTTAACATCTCTAAAATAGCCATTTTCTAAGTCTAACTGTTCCATCTTTAAATTTTGAATAGCAGAAATACGACAAGCACTGTCTAAGAATAATTCCCATAATATCCTGTCTTGCAAGTCATATTTCTTACGCTCTACTTGCATATATAAACGAACAGTCAATATTTGTTCTGTTGTAAGAAAATAACTGTTCCTAACCTTGTCTTTTTCTGTAAATCTAAGTCTATCTAATTTACTATCGAAAGGATGGTATTTAATCTTATTTCTACGAACACACCAAGCATAAAAAGTAGATATTGCTGTAGTTTTGTTCATCAAAGTCCTTTTAGAATTGCCTAAACTTCTACAATAATTTCTATAGCACTCCATTATACTGGGCATTTCTAGTAATGTTTCTTTACTTAATAAAAGCCTATTTTTATAAGACTTTTGAAACCAAATTAGAAATAATTTAAAATTGTTACAGTACGTTTTGTATGTAGTCTCCCATGTCTCCCAATTGCTACTTTTGCAACTGTTTAAATACTCCAAATAAATTTCTACATTTTCTTTTTTTAGATTTTCTAAAATTATTAATTGCATAATAAACCTCCTATTTTTGATAAGTTAATTATACAATTCTTAAAATAATGGAAAATTTATACAAAGATTTTTCTAAAAGTGGAAACTGGTATTATAAACAAATATCTAGCAATTTTTATATGATGTTTGGTTGGTTTCAAGATGTTCCAACTGGTGAAACATACTATAATCTTCCAATTTCTACATCTTCAGAGTATATAAATTCTATAGTTATTTCTGCTCAGACTGGGACTGGTGGTGAAAAGCCTATCACTTCTTATATTAAGAATAGAAAAATATATTTGAATAATCAAAATAGAACAAGGGAGAACTATAGCATTTTCGCTATAATTCAAGTTTAATAATAGCTAGAGTTAAGCATAAACATATTCTGATAGAATTTTAATATACTCCGTATATACTAATTCTAATAAAACCCTTATCCACGGCAGTTCCATTCATTATAATATTTCCATTTTTATCTATATCAATTGCATATAATCCAAAAAAATGGAAGTTTTCATTGTAAGAAAATCCTACTGTTGAATTTGCAGTAAAAAGATACCTTTGATGACTTATTTGGTTTGGAATGTTCGAAATAATTAATTCTACTCCCCAAAATTTATAATCTTTAAGAGCAGAGATTTTTGTACTTTTAGTTATATTTTTCCCCAACTCTATTACATTTGTGTATAGATTTTCCAACAAGAATGGAAAATTTATCCAAATATGAATCTGTAAATAAAACCGCTGGAACTAGATATTCAGCTTTAGTTTTTTCTAAAATAGGAAAAACCGCGCATGTCTTTTTGGATGTTCCTTCTTCAGTTTCAACATCTTTGAATGAAGGAGCTTTACTATTTACGTTTCCAGTTGCATATAAACCAAAAATTTTTAATTTAAAGTTAATAGTTTCAAGTCCTAGTGGGCGAATTGCTAGGACTAGATATGATGCAAATACGGGGAATGTATATGTTTTGAATAAATTAGATATAACTGAAAGTATGTACTTAGATACTTTCTATTTCTTAGATTAAACTTCTCCAACAAATGTAACAGAAATACTTTGATTCCCTGCAGCATAAAATTCAAATGTTTTAGTGTTAGCTATTTGATCAAATCCAGTATGCATCATTTGTTTCATTAAAGAATCATCTGATTGTCCTTTATTGGCAAGTCCAATAAAGTTTACAGAGTATATTTTTTTAAAATTAGTTTTTATATATCCTGTTCTTAACCCTGAATTTCCTGAAACAAAAACTGTTTCTATAGCCACTTTTCCAATTTTAATAATGTTATTATCAGAATCGAAACTGATTAAATTTTCCAATCTATCCAAAAGTGAGTTGTTGTCTAACGGAATAAAATTAGCCACATTTGCAGATACATCTGAATTTTGATTTAAACACTTGTACATTTTTCTTGTGTTTCTATCAAAATAAACATAATTTACATTTTTGGCTCCTGGATCTTGTATATCTCCACCATAGCCAACACAGCCAAACATTCTCGCAAGCATCATACCTTCGAGAGCTTTTCCTTCAGTAGTTCCATATTGTACTATCCCTGCCTTTTCTCTTGTTGCTCCATTTTTGATTTCTGTAACAGCATTACTTAATTTTTCTGTTTCCTTGTCTATTAATTCCGAGTTTTGATTAAAATCATCTATGTTATAATAATCATTTCCACCAGGTTTAATTAATCTCAAATGCTTAGTGTATTCTGCCATTTTATTTATCTCCTTTCATCATAAATACTTCTGTTTTTTATAGTCTTTAAAGATACATGTTTCATAGAATTTAACTCATTATGTTTGTGATACTTTCCAATAATATCAGCATCATTATAAAGTCTAGTATCATAAATCTGTTTGTGAGTTTTAGCTTTCAAGCTATTGTGAACTAAATAAGCCACTTGATTGTGTGTGTTGTATCTAAATTCGATACTAAAATTCAAATGAGCTGGTTTATTAATATGAATAAAGTTTTTAAAGTTATCCAAATTAGATGGTATTCCGACTACTGATGTAAATTTTATTATGAAAGAATAATCATTATAATTTTCAATAACTTCAATTTCTCCATTCGTGAATATCTTAGCTTGCTCTTTCAATACATGAGGTGTAAAGATATTCTTCGATAGTAAAGTATAGATAATTCTGTCTTTTCTATCTTGTAAACTCCATCCGTTTTTATAATCTAACTCCATAAATCTCTCATAGTTAGCCACTTGTTGCTCATTAAAAAAAGCTATGAATAATAGCTCTTTGTATTTCTGTATATCATTTTTAGCATATTCACAGATTAAATCTAATGTTCTGATTAAATCTTCTTGTAAACTATTTCTAGCTATTTTTGAAACTTTCTTAATTAATCTATTGCTCATTTATAATCACTGTCCCAACTACTAATATCTCATCATCTGCAATTTCTATATTGGAATTAGAATTGTTTACTTTTACAAAGTTATCATTTACTCCATCTATTTCTAAAATAGCTTTCTCTAAACGATTAATAGATAGTATTGTTTTATTAGCTTTCTCAAATGTAGCATTCCCAGTTTTTATAACAGCTTTTAAAAGAGATTCAATTTTTTCTTTTACATCTGATAGAGCATATCCAGATTTTAAAATAGTATTAACTTCTATGTTTATAGTCTTAGCTCTAATTCTTTCTCTAACTTTTTGAATTAGACTAGAATCAGCTATATCATTATTATAGTTAGCAATTAGAACTTTAACAGTTCCATTTCCATTCCAAAGAGGTTTTACTAAGACTTTTCCAACTCCATCAACTTGTTTGGCCCATTGCTCATAATCATATATATTTCCACTGTGAGCAGGTCTTGTAGCTTTTTCTTTAGCTCTAGCTACAAGTACAGAATTAGGTTCTTTATCATATCCATTTATAATTTCTTTTTCGTTCGTAACACTGTAGATATTGCTATTTTGAATTTCAAAAGTTGTAATTTCTCCTATTGCAGCATTCCCTATTTTTCCTTCTGATAAGCATTCTATTTCTATTTCTGCAACTCCTGATGTACTTAGATATTCTTTTCTTAAAGATTTATATTTTATTCCATCTCTATTAAGAAATATTGAATTTTCTTCTATGATAGAGTTTGCTTTTCCTGTTATTTTTAAAATACCTTTTGCCTTAGTTCCAACCCTTCTTTTTACTCCAAACATTAGAGCATGTTTATCAACGTATTCATCTTCTGTAGCTGTATCTATGAATGTTTGTTTCTCCCAAAA